AGAAATCAAGTGTTACTGGCGAAAGATATTTGCCAAGTGCCGCTATCAAAGCCTTATCACCAGCGGAGTATGCTGCTACTACAAGAGCAAAAAGAAGAGACAAAAGAAAAGGTAAGCAGTTCTCTAAACAACCAAAATCTATTGCTAAAAAAGTAAGAAGATTTAGGTTTGTATAAGTGGTGCAAAACTCTCCTTTACTATCCGATATAAATCCTTATAGTGATTTGTGAGGACCGAATATGCGGAACTTGAGTGGTGTTAATTTAGGATGCTTTGCACCAAATTTGCACCAAGGACGTCTGGAAGGCTTGTTATTATTATAATACGAACTTTCCTGTCACCTTGCCTTTGATTTCAACTCAGGATTTATGCACCAATTTGAAGTCCTCAGAAAAGGACGATAACTAATAATGTTTGGATTTTCGCGGATTATCCTAACTAACTCTGAGAGTAGAAAAAAAAGTCGAAATTTTTGCACCAGAGTTGCACCAAAAACGTGGTGCATAAAGTTGGCACTCGCTCTAAAACTCATCGGTGTAAAATATCTTAGAGCGCGTGTTTGGTATTGCGAAATAAGCCACAGGCATTATTAAATATATATGAACACCGCAATACGTAGAAAAAGAGGTGGATGGCAGGTAGTCGATAAGACTACTAGACACCAACTGCATCAAGGTCTTTTTAGTACAAAGAGAAAGGCTGAAGAATGCAGAGATAAATTACTTTCAAAACTAGCAGAAAGTAAACCATCAAAACTTACATTTAAAACTGCCTTCAAACAGTTTGTAGATAAGAGAGAAGAGATCGCTTCAGATCCAAGTATCGCTCTTACCAATCAAAGTGTAAGTGCTTATAAATCTGACTGGTCTTTAAGGATCGAGCCTTATATGGATGACTGTCTATTATCTGATTTCAAAATAGATCAGATGAAAAACTTTTTATTGAAATGTAAAAAGAACGGTTACGAATATAAAAGACTAGAGAGAACAGTAAGGAATATAAAAACATTCCTACGTGAAATGTCTGCTGATGGTAACAATCCTTGTTTGGATATGTTGTTTTTCAGAATAGATAAATTTCACGCTATTGTTCCTGCAGACCATGACAAGAGATATGAAAAAGAAACTGTTGTAATCGATGATAAAAGTATCGAAACAATGTTGAAGTCTCTTGCTGCTAAAAAAGATATAGACTTTGAAAACGCTTATAAGTTTGCATTGATTTGTATCTTGTTTTTATTTGGTTTGCGAAGATCTGAGATAAAAGGACTACAGCCAAAGGATGTTGATTTTGATAATGGTTTATTGTCAATCAACAAAGTCTATAATAATCGAGAAGGTGGTCTGTTAAAGAGAACAAAAAACAGAGGATCTTTTAGAGATATTGATGCTGATCCAAAAGCATTAAAATTTTTACAATGGTGGATAGACACTGTTGCAAAATATAAGCCTCAAACTAAATGGTTGTTTCCTGCAATGAGAGGTGACCAGCCACTTAGTGATAAACTTATCTCTAATCTTATGTGGACGACTTATGCTGAGCATGGATTGGCTGAGATAAAACACGTAAGAGGTCATATAAAAGTTATTAGTTCACCACTGAAAGGTGCTACAATGAAAACTTTTAGACATAGCCTTGCAACTAAACTTATCAATGACTTGTATTCTGGAAATCTAAATCCTAACTATGTTAAATCAGTAGTTGGACATTCAAGATTTCAAACTACGCAAGACAGATATGGTAATCATAATGCAAGAGCAACTAAGAAATTAACTAACGCTAAGTCTGCAGCGTTAAGAACAGATCTAATCGAAATATAATCTAAAGGTATTTTGGCGGTGTCATACTAGCACCGCCTTTACCTATGCTATGCAAGTAACGTGATGATAGGTCGAGCCGAGGACCTGCATAACTTAGGATTTTTTAGAAAGATAGCCTCGGTGACCAACTCGTAATTCATTTTTTTTCCAACTCATTCTGGGTCGGTTTCTTTAATAAAGTTTCTAGGTTACTATTCTCCTCAGAAAGCCTTGCGTTTTCTTTAGCAAGTTCGTCTCTCTCCTCAGTAATAGTTTTCAATTCATCAATCTTCATACTTAAATTATGTGCCAGCATCTGCTTGCTTATGTCTTTAAGTTCTTCTTCTTTTGGTAAATTTTTTTTAATTACCTTGTCAATCCAGTTGTCACTCATTCAACCTCCTCAATCTGTTCATTATCTTTTAAGTCGTACTGATCCATTGGATCATCAAATAGTGCTATTTCTTTTTTTGTATCTTTTATTATTTGTTTTGTGTGGTCCTTTGCCTGTTCTAAAACCATTGTAAGGTTAGGATAGTTGGAAGGATAAACACCATAGATATACAAATCATTTATTGCTGCTGCTACACGCTGCAAGCCTTGCAATCTTTTACGCATTCTCGATAGTCTATTATCGTATGGTAGATTTACTGGTACATCAGGCATCTGTTACCTTCTTCCATTTCGTGTTGTCGTTTTTAATTTCAATGACTTTAACTTCTGTGGTTTCAGCCTCAGCACCTGAGGATGCTGCCTCTTCATCCTTGAAGATCTCAACGATAATGCAGTCCACACGTGCTGTAGTAGTCTTTTCAATCTTAGCCACATTTACCTGCCTTGCACTACAGCGGCATCGATCATTTCTGCTGCATCCTTCCTTAGATTATCTATGTCCATATCCTTGCTTGGAATAGGATCTGACTTTCTAACTAGCATTCCATGATAGCCAGTCATCTTACTGATGTAGTCTTTGTCGTAGAAATATCTTATTGGTACACCAAACAAATTACTTGCTTGCCATAACCTATAAGCACTCATTCCATTAGTGCCTTTCTCGTACTTTTGTATTTGCTGAAATCTGATTTTCATTACTTCAGCCAACTGCATTAGAGTAACTCTCTTACAGTTTCTAATAAATCTTAGGTTAGTACCTATGACTTTATTAATATTATGATGCTCTTCTGTTCGCTCTTTTATTGCGTGCATTAAAAACCTCCAGGTTAATTTTGATTTTGTCTGTATCTAAAGTTCTTGAATTTTTTATCGTTGCTTCAAAACAAGCCACTGGTATTTCGTGGTAGAACTTATCCATTTTTCTGAAATACTTCGCAGTTCCAAGAAACAGTTTGATATGCAAGTTAGAACCTAGATCCATGAATGGACCTGTATCTAATTGCTCAAACTTCTTTTCTTCAACTGAGAACATATGCTTACGTTTTCTCATTAGTAATATTCCTCACTTTGTTTTTTTAATATGTCACTTGCTAGTACAGATAAGACACGTGACGCTGTGTTATCTTTTGCGAACTTTATCGTTTCGCCAAAATTAGACATTGCTTGTAACTCTTCATCATCAAAACTTAGAAGGTCATAGAAAGGTTCTTGCATCTTTCTTTCAATCTTCATTATCACCTTTGCCAGGCGTTTCTTTTGTTCCATCAACTCTCTGTTCTCTGAGTTTGGAAACTCGTAAATGTTGTTCTGATATTTTTTTTTCATATATCCTATAAAATTTTTTTACTTGTCTGCCGTAGGTTTCATAACCGCATAGTTCCATATGTAACTTAAACTCATATAGAGACATCTTCCTTTGTTGTTGTTGGAAAGTAGTTATCGACCAGCGCGCTGACATCTTCTCTGTGAATTTCATCTGCTTGCACTAGGTAATTGATAGCATCAATGTAACTATCGTATTTATATTCGTTGTTGGCTCTTACAATCTTGGCTGCTGCATACATCAAAGCGACCTGATGAGGTCTGATTTTCTTACCTACAAGTACAGTCCATATATCTGCAATCGCTTGCATCTTCTTATTAAATGGACCGTACTCTTCGGTCTTATGCTTACGCAGTGCTTCAAGTTCTTTACTTAACTTTTTTATCAGCATCTGCTTTAAACTCCTGGTGACCTTTTTGAATAAAGAACTCCATGGTCTTGGACATACTTATCGGTAACTCAAACTTCTTTTGTGCAAGTTCTTGTAGTAACTTGTAAGTCTTGATGTTAATCGCAACTGATTTGAATTTATCCGCGTCCATCTACGCCTCCAGTTCCGCAGGATTGAAGTCAGAAGATGCTTGTCCACTAACTGCCTCCATAGGTTCTACACGGTGGAAGTAATAGTATTCTTGACCTGATGCCAATTTACCATTGCCTTTTGCTTGTGCTTTGTATGCGCCAAATCTATATGACTTGCCGTCAATCATTATGTTACCTTTAAGATCATAAGAACTACTCTTAGCCTTATTAGTAACTGGTATTGCAAGACCTAACTGTGGTCTTTCTTTTTTCTTTTCTTGTTCCATTATTTTATTACTCCGTTGGATTTAAGTTGATTTTTAATTTCTGTAAATTTCACTAAGAAACTATTGTAACTGACTGGGTTCTTTGACTTCAGATCCGCTAAAAAAGTTTTATTATCTGAGATCCATTTCTGGAAATTACCAGCGTG